GCAAATACTAATGCAATAGTTAACATTCTTAACAATGTTGTTCTAAATAATCTAACGTTTGCCTCTCAAACCTTTACAGATACTAATGTTCAATATATTGCTAAGTATCCAGGAGCATTAGGAGATTCTCTAAGAGTAGCACAATGCGACTCAGCAAACGCCTATAGCTCAAACGTTTCTCTATCAGGAACAATTATTGCTGGTGGTTCAATCGGTAACTCATATACTGGCTCTATTACAATCAATATTGGTTCAAATACAGGCACAATCGTATTTGCTAATACTACTGGTTCAAACGTAGCAGCCGGAAACACTTTTGCTACTACTCTTATGCAAGATTTCACAGTTGGTGATAATATCACAATTGGCAACTCAGCACTAGGTACTGCATACATAAGCACCCTTAAAATTACTGCAATTTCTAATGCTGTAACCAATGCATTAGCCACAGTAGTTAATCTTCAGTTTCAGAATCCTTCAAGATTAGCCTATAACTATACATCAAACACTATTCAACGTAATTGGGAATTTTATAATCAGGTTAATAACAAACCAGGACAGACTCCTTCAGTGCTTGCTATTACTTCAAATAGCACTCTTATTGATCAGCTAAGTGTTATTGTTGTTGACCAGGATGGACTATTCTCAGGTGTTCCAGGAACTATTCTTGAAACATTTAATAATGTATCGGCTGCTACTGATGCTGTAAATCCTGATGGCACACCAAATTATTATAAGACTGTTATTAACCAGTCTTCACAATATGTTTGGGCTGTTAATGATCGCCCTGGTGTAACTTCTGCACCTTCTCTAACTCTTGGCAACTCAACAAATCAGAATCCACTATCCCTAAACTTTGTTCTAGGTCAGGATGGCGACTCTGAAGCTCTTGCACCCCTACAGACACTTGCAAATGGATGGCAGCTATTTACCAACAAGTCATATCAGATTTCTTACCTAATTGCTGGTAAGTCTATTGGTGGAAGTGGTGTTTATAATGGTGGAAGCTACTATAACTTCCAACTTCCAAACTGGCTTGTTCAAAATGTTGTTGCTCTAAGAGGCTACGATTGCATCGTATTCGCTTCTCCCGATAAGGCAACTGTAGTTAACAACTCAGGATTCGAAGCCGTATCTATTGCCGGCTGGTCTTCATTCCTCAATGGATCAACTTATCTATTCATTGACTCTGGATATAAGTGGCAGTATGACCAATATAATAACATCTACAGATGGATTCCTCTATGCGGAGACATTGCCGGTACTCGTGCATATACTGACAATATTTCATATCCATGGTTCTCAAATGCTGGTGTGGAAAACGGTCTAATCAATAATGTAACCAAGCTTGCCTATAATCCACAGGAAACTGATCGCGATTATCTATATCCACTTGGCATTAACCCTGTTATTACCGAAGCAGGTTATGGCACATATCTTGATGGTGACAGAATGTTTACTGTTATCAATACAGCATTTAACAGAATCAATGTTAGAAATCTATTCATCTATCTACGTGTTAACATTGCTACTGCTACCAAGCCTATTCTATTCAGCATCAATGACGTGTTCACTCAAAACCAGTTTAAAAATATGGTCAATCCATTTATTAAGACGGTTGTGGGTGCCAGAGGTATTACAGACTTTATTGTTATCTGCGATGGAAGCAATAATACTGCACAGGTGGTGGATGCAAACCAGTTCGTTGCCGGTATCTATATCAAGCCAGCAAGAGTAATTGATTTCATTAGACTAGATTTCGTGGCCGTAAATGACACAGTTACATTCTCTGAAGTAGAAAATCCAAGTTTCTGATTTTCAGAAACCATATTTTTATAATAAATACTCCTGTAGATTAAATTTTATGGGGGTATTTTTATGTCTAAAGAAAAGTACGGGTTTGTGTATATTTGGTATAATAAAGCAAGAAAGATGTATTATCTAGGTTCTCATTGGGGAACTGAAGATGATGAATATATTTGTTCTTCTACATGGATGCGAAATGAGTATAATAGGCATAAAGCAGATTTTAAACGAAGAATAATTAAATCTAACATAAAATCAGTAAAAGAAAATTTTGAAGAAGAATTAAAATGGTTGTCTTTTATTAAAAAAGAAGAATTAGGAAAAAAATATTATAATCGTTGTAATAAATTTAATTATTGTAAAAGAAAATCTCCTAAAGGTTGGTCTGAAGAATCAAAACAAAAAATGAAAGGAAAAATTCCTTGGAACAAAGGAATTCCAATGTCTGAAGAACATAAAGAAAAAATTAGATTATCTCATTTAGGAATTACACACACAAAGAAAAGGCAATTCCATAATCTTTCAGATAACCACAAAGATAATATTCGAAACGCCTTAAAAGAAACTCTTGCTAATAAATATCCAATAGAAAATCGCTATAAGCCTGAATTTGAAAGAGGTACACAGGAATGGAAGGATAAGATTTCAAAAACAGCTTCTCAATATATGTGGATTACTGATGGTGCTGTAGATAAAAGAGTAAAAAACAACACTATTATTGAAAATGTATGGCGTCGAGGGCGAAAGAATAAAAATAATAAATAAAAGAAACACTAGGAGAAACATCATATGGCTTTCGATATTACACAATTTCTAGCACGCGGCTTAATTTATGGTGGAGCAAGACCATCTAAGTTTGACATTCAACTAACACTACCTACAGCATTAACAGGTATTGATACGAATGCTGTACAAAAGTTGCAATTTTCCTGTAAGGCTGCTTCTATTCCTTCCTTCCAGATAGGGCAAGTTCTTATTCCTTATTTCGGAAGAAAGATTAAGTCTGCTGGAGATAGAGTTTGGGATGACTGGCGCATTACAGTTATGCTTGACGAAGATTATACCACAAGAGCCCTATTCGAATCATGGAATAATGCAATCAATCGCCTTGAATCTAATGTTATGCAGACCAGTCTTGATGGAGAAGCCTATAAAGCTCTTTGGACTATTACTCATTATTCCAAGGATGGCTCACCAATTAGAGTTTATAATATTATTAATGGTTGGCCCAAGGCTATTGGTCCTCTTACTCTAGATTGGGATGGAACCGACAGAATTTCTCAGTTCGAAGTTGATGTTTCGTTTGACAACTTCATTCCTGCCGCTGATGGAGAAAATCCATGGCCAAACAGCACAAGCACATCTTATGCAGGGCAAATTGATTCTGTTGGCTGAGACATACAAAAGCCATAATAAGAAACGTGGCCCCTAACTATAATAGCCCTTCGGGGCTATTTTTTTTAGGATGTAAACTTAAGACTATTGGTAATAGTGTGCAATTCTTCCACTAAATAATGTTTGTCTTCCCCAAATAAAAACTGACTACTACCCCTATCTGCTAAAAGATTCATATATGATAGAGCGTCACTAATCTTGTTACAAAAATATGCATGTGAACGTATTTCTGTATAGGGTTGCTCATTATCGTCTGCTAAGGTCTTTTCAGAACCACTAAAATAAACTAGAATTGGCTTCTCAAAGAAGAGTTTTCTGTTTCCTACCAACGAATAGTGGTTGTTATCGTATATTCCAACAGCTTCTCTTACAATATAGTACTTTTTAATTTCTTCATAAGTACCCAATGAACTTAATGCAGCTTTAGATAACATATTTTCTCCTTTTAATGTATGTGTTTGAAAAAATCTTTTAATATATCATCGGGAAAAGCACAGCCATCTGCCAAATACTCTATGACAGCTTTACGTTTATTCCAATAATATCTTTCCTGCTCTTCTTTAGCACGAAACTTTTTAAATTTCTGATTATAATATCCTACGTAATTACCATAACGTTGCCCAAAACAGTTATAACAATTCTCATGTCTTGCCATCTTATAACCTTCAACAGGATCACAAAATTCACCATCACATACCAATCTTCCAGTGCCGCCACAAACAGGGCAATTATATTCGCCTACACTATTTATACGTATACCACGATTGGAAAAATAATACTTTTTTGTAGTAAACTTAGGAATTGGCCCAAGAATCTTATCTATATCTTTTTTGTTGAGTTTCATGAGCAACCTGCCAGATACTTCGCCCAAAAAATATGTTCAGCATAAAATGAAATAATAGGCATTATTACTAGAGCAATAAACAAGATTGCTGATCCGAATATAAGATTATTTTTAATCATTGATGATTCCTTTCTTGAAGACTCTCAGAATACTATTTTTGTTTCGGAATGTCAAGCAATAAATATATTTAAAAGGCTAGTCGCGGAATTGGCGTTCCCACTAGCTCTAACAACGAAAGGAATGTCAGCTAATGATTATTTATCGAATTACTAATAGCATTAATGGTAAAAGCTATATAGGGCAGACTAAAAACAAATTAAAATATAGATGGAAAGACCATTGTAGAAACGCCGAGAAAGATAACAACAATTATTTTTATAATGCTATTCGTAAATATGGAACCGAGTGTTGGACCTTAGAAACTCTTGAAGAAGTTAAAGATGTTAATTTACTTAATGAAAGAGAAATTTATTGGATAGAGTTTTATAATACATTCAAAGATGGTTATAATTTGCGTTCTGGTGGAGGGCAAAGAACTACTATAAGAGAAGAAATAAGAAAGACGTTTGGAAGATCAAGAACAGAAGAACAAAAAACGCATCATTCAGAAATGATGAAAGGAAGTATACCATGGAATAAGGGTAGGAAAGGTTTACAAAAAGCTTGGAATAAAGGAATATCACCATCAGAAGAAACCAGAAAAAAACAAAGTATCGCTAAATTAGGCAATATTCCATGGAATAAAAATAAGCAATTATGCAGACTAGATAAATAATATTAAAACTAGGAGAATATATTGAAGCTTTTTGGATTCCAATTTTTACGTGTAAAACAACCCTATGAAAACAATCAGATTGCAAATTCTGCTATTTCGTTCGTGGAGAAGAATACTGAGGATACTGCTGCTGTAATAAGTGCAAGCGCCTCATATGGTACGTATGTGGACCTAACTGGGGTTATCAAGACCGAAGCAGAATTAATTACAAAATATCGAGACATGCTTATGCAACCAGAAGTTGATAATGCTGTCGATGAAATCGTTAATGAATCTATTGCCACCGATGAAGAATATGTTATTAAAATTGATCTTACTGACCTTCCTCTTGAAGAACAAGCCAAACAGTTTATTGAAGACGAATTCCAACAAATCCTTAAATTCCTTGACTTTAAATTCTATGCTTATCATATCTACAGAAGATGGTATGTTGATGGCAGGCTCTATTATAATGTAGTAATTGATGAAAAACATCCAGATCAGGGCATCAAAGAACTTCGTTATATTGATCCACGAAAAATTCGTGAAATCAGGGAAGTAGACACCAAAAGACTGGCAGGCAAAGAACAATTTAATAGCCCTATAGATGTAACAACTGTTAAAAACGAGTATTTTCTTTATTCTGAAAAGGGCTTTGGAGGAACCAATAAAACCTCTCCTGCTCTTCAAGGAACCGGGGCTGCTGGTATCAGAATAGCCAAGGATTCTATTATTCATGTTCCATCTGGTCTAACCGATGTTAACGGCACCATGGGTATTGGATATCTTCATAAAGCTATCAAGATTCTTAATCAACTTAGAACTATTGAAGATTCTCTTATTATTTACCGTCTAGCCAGAGCGCCAGAAAGAAGAGTCTGGTATGTAGATGTTGGAGAACTGCCAAAAGCCAAGGCAGAAGAATATGTTAGAGATATTATGATATCTCAGAAAAACAGACTAATCTATGATGCTGATTCTGGAGCAATCAGAGACGACCGTAAGTTTATGACCATGTTGGAAGACTATTGGATTCCAAGACGTGCTGACGGATCAGGTACAAGAGTAGACACTCTAGCAGCAGGTGCAACTCTTGGTCAACTTGATGATATTCTTTACTTTCAGAAGCAACTTTATAATTCTCTAAATGTTCCTGTCGCCAGAATTAATCCAGATGCTCCCTTCATGCTTGGCAAGACTCAGGAAATATCAAGGGATGAGATTAAATTTGATAAATTTATTACTCGTCTACGCCAGCAATTTTCTGTTCTATTCATGGAAGCTCTAAAGAAGCAAATTGTTCTTAAGGGTATGATGACCATTGAAGAGTGGGAATCAATGGAAAAAGACATTAAGTTCGAATTTGCCAGGGATAATCATTTCGCTGAGTTGAAAGACTCAGAAATGCTTATGTCAAGACTAGG